TTCGTCCCGATCACGAGTCTCATGAACTGCCCTCGGGCCTTGTTGCTGCCCAGCACCTGGGCCTGAGTGGCAGGGCTCGCCTGCTTCAGGAACTCACCCATCGTCAGCGGATGATCCGGCTGCTGAATATCCTTGGCCACACGCCAGTAGCGCTTGCCGTTCACCTTCACCTGATTGGCGTAGGCCCTGGCGCCAACAACATTGGGGGCCAGCCTTGCCTTGGCGATCGCGGCCTCCTTTGAGTCTGCCTCGATCAGCTCGATCACCGACCGCCGCTGTGGCCCCTGCTCTTTCCGCAGCAGCAGCTCCGTCTCGGTCAGTGGCAACACCCGGCACCGGCAGGAAACGTGAACGGGGGTGGCCGGCAGGGCCTCCCTCTTCACCGCTGTCCTCCCGTCCCATGGCGCACACAGCGGACACACGCGGTTGTCCATTGACGCATCGAACTCCCAGCCCGCAATCACGCTTTTATTCGCATCCCAAAATGCTTCTTGGGCGTTGGCGCTCATGTCCATCACCGCCGTTCTGGCGATGGCCTTGTTCCGCGCCCTCGCCACCCGACCAGCCCCTGGTAGCTCTGCTGCGATCTGCTCGTTCGTGTTACCCAGCAGAAAGCCACGCTTCACCGTCTGGTCGATCAGCTTCACGTTGTCTTTGATCCAGGCGCTCTGTTCCCCATCCGCCCCAAACAGTCGCTCCAGAGATACTCCCAATACCTCCGTCTCGCGGGCCAATGCCGTCATCTGCGTTCTGGTGAACTCGAAGCCGGTGAACGCCTTGCCGTCCAGCGACACCCCGATGCCATCCTTTGGCAGCTCCGCAATGGCGTTCCTCGCTGGTGTCACTTCCGCCACCTTCAGGAAATCCTGGGCGTACACCATTTGGCGATACACCTCGCCGTCAAGCATCCCCCGCAACTCGCTGTAGAAATGGTCGTTTGTGGGCCTGAAGATGCTGGCCAGCTGCTGCTGCATCTGCCGGTAGGCCAGCTCACGCTCCAACGAAGCGGCAGGCAGGCGGCGAAGCTGTTCTGTCACCCACCCGAAGATCCGTGCCAGCTCGGGCGCGATCTTGGCGGCGGTCTCAACGCTCAGGTTTTCAAGCCTGATCGCATTGCGGATCGCCAGATACGCCTGTTGCTCGTTCACTTCGCCTTAGGCGGTTTCGGCTCGCTGGCTGCGCCTGCCGGAGGGATCGGGGCAGCAGCTGCAGTGAGCTGAGCCTGTGCCTCCACCTTGCTGATTTCCTGCTCCAGGCTTGCCAGCTCTTCCTGCTCGGCAGCCTCCATTGCCTCCTCAACGTCGAAGTCGTCGCCGAGCAACTCGCCCCGCTTCAGCAGGTCCAACGCACTGCGCTGATCCAGCAGGCCAGAGGTGAACAGGGCGTTGATCGCTGAGATCTCCTGCCCCTCCATCGCCGCTACATCGAAGTCGCGATCGAGACTCACTACGGGAGCCTGCACACCAGCGAACTCAGCCGCCCAGTCCAGCGACTGCTGCAGCGTCTGCTCCAGATCCTTGCTGATCAACGCCAACATGCTGTTGCTGTCCACACGGTCCAGCGACTTGCTCAGGCCGCTCTCTGCCGTGTTCTTCTGCTTCGTCAGTGTGGCGATGCCCAGGGTGCTGATCTCCTCGGCCAGGGCCTCCAGCTCGGCACGCTGTGCGTCGAATGCCGAGCTACTGGGCTCGACGAAATAAACCTCGCACTCACCTCGCGGGCCTGTGACGATCGCGTTGTTGACGGACAGGCCGACAGGATCGGCCAGGTCATCCCACCCGGCCATCACCAGCAGCGGCTGCGCCGCGATGTGCAGCGCATGGATCAAATCAGCATGCCGCTGGTAATGCGTCAGGTTCAGATGGGCGATGTCCAGCAGTGGCGGTTTGCTGTATAGCGTCCCCATCTTTCCGCCGTAAGTCACAGACAGCGGCACCTCGCTCAGGCTGGTCTGCCCTGACTCGATCAACGTCCAGCCGGTGGTCTCCAGGTCCTCCCACAGCTCGTACCCGCCGGGGACCAATACCCTCACCTGTTCGACGTATTTCAGGCCATAGCGGCCATCGGCCTTGGCGATGTTCTCCCTGATCCGCACCTGTTGGATCTTGCCCATGTGCTCACGGGCATCGTGTCGCCAGCCGAGGATGTTCCACGGTGCCACCGCCACGAAGTACGGCTTCAGCTCAGCCACCGTCTGGTCCCGCAGCGTCACCACACCCTCGGCCTTCGGGAAATCCGTCAGCCAGCCGGAGTGGCCGTAGGCAATGCTCGTGGCCAGCTGGTTGCGCAGGAACTCCTCGAGATCCGTGCCCTGCCGGTCCACATTCTCGCGCCACTCCCCCCAGAACGTCTCATCGCCGCCCTCGAATACCACCGGCTTGCGGAGGATCAGACCGATCGCGGTGCGGATCACCCTGGAGAAATACGGGCTGAACACACTGCGGGCCACACGGCCCTTCCACGCATCCTCCTGTTCCCGTGGTTGGCGAGGCAGATACCTGATCGCGTTGTCCCGCAGGTATTGGGTTCCCTCCACGCATGCGCGAATAGGCGCCCACCATTGGCTCATCTGCCAATACAGCGGATCAACCGAACTGGGGTCATCAACGCTCTGAGTGCTGATGCCACCCGATACCCCGAACTGTGTGGGGTTGCCGGCCCAGCCCTGTGCCTGGTTGGCAGTCCAGATCTCATTCGCCATCAGACTTCACCAGCTTCGGGCGAGAGCGCTTCAGCTCAGGTTGAGCATCAGGCTGTTGAACCTCAACCTGCTCGGGTTCGGGTTCACCTGGATAGCTCCCGCCTTCACTGACCGGCCAGACAGCCATTGCCCTATTCCTGCGTAGCAACAGTCTACGAGGGCCGACAGGGGTTCCTAATTGTCAGAGGCCGAGTCCTGGGCTTGCCAGAACAGCTCCTCTCTGGCGATCTGAAGGCTCTCGAATCGAGCCTGTTCCTGCTCGGCTCTGATGTCGGCCTTCGATCGGAATTGCCCCCACTGATCGCGGGGGCGCTGCGGCCGTGGTGGCTTCCAGGTCATGCGGGGCGGTTGATCACTGTCTTGGCCGTGCCATCGGCTCGAACGGCGATGACCCTGTGAATACGAGGCTCGCCACCTTTTGGCTGAAGGATCCGGCCGACAGCTGTAACTTCAGGCTTCTGCATCTTCCTCGGTGTCATCGGTGAACAGATCAAAGGCGAGGCGTTGCTGAGTGACCTGCAAAGCGCCAATCAGCTCCACAACAGTCAGGTCTTCAGAGTGGGCATCAATGAGGCCGTCCAGCGCTTCGAGAAAGGCTTCCATGGGGGCATGTGACTGCCCCGCAAGTCTACGCAGGGTTATCGCCCACCCCTCGCACGTTTGATGGCGACACGTTTGGTGCTGTAGAGCTTCTTCGCTGGCCCGCCGAGAAGTGAAGGCTGACGGTTGCCAGTGTCAGTGCGCCGGATGCCAACCCTCCCGCCGCCCGCCGTGGCACTAAATGCCCCAGGCCGCGCGCGTTGAAGGTCAAACCGCACCCTGGTTGTCAAGTCGTTGGCTCGCACGTTCTGACGATTGGCGGCCTTGTTTTTCCCACGGAATACAACTTTGCTACCAGTGCCTGCAGGGCGTGCCGCAAGTGCCCTCCCTCGCGCCGCAACTGCCGCCTGATACTTCAGGGTGTCCCTGTCACCAGACAGATACCTGACGCGGCGGTTGGTGCTCTGAAGACGGTTGTTTCGCGAACGTGCCGTGTCCGGCGCCTTGGGTCCCATATCGCGGGTCTTCAGCTGTTTGGCTGTAGGCGCGTTGGCAGCCGCAATGCTGGTGAGGCGCTGGTTCCTGGCCCGGATGTCCCGAGCTGTGTCACCGGCAGCAGCGTTGCGTGGATTGTTGCGTTCGATGCTGGCAGCGGCCTGATTCTTGCGCCTGATGTTGGCCTGCCCAAGCTCGTTATAAGCCCGAGGTTTGTTGCGATTCGGCTTCTGAGTGCTGTAGCGAGTTGGGCTCTTCATGCCCGCCGCCACGACAGCCTGCTGTTGGGCGTATGTCTTGCCGACCATGCCGCTCATCCCGCCTGCCTTGCGGGTGAGGAATGCCTTCGCCCGCACCCCTACCTCGGTTGAGTTGAGACGCTTGACTCCAGACTTGGACGAAGCATTCGCGGTGACGTTATTGACCCTCTGGGTCACGCGAGAAACCTTCTCGGGGCTGATGCGGCTGGTCGTTTTCTTGACTGCAGGCTTGCTGGCGTTGTTGTCCTTCATCTTCTTCATCCGCGCCCGCAACACGTCTGGGTTGCTGGTCTTCGTCAACCGTGCGCCTGTCTTTGCCTTCGGATCCACCTTGCCGTTGTAGATCTGCTGCGCGCGCCGAGCCGTTGATGCCTTGCGGCTCATCTTTGAGTTCGGCCCATCAGCTTCATTCTTCGCTGCCAGCAAGCTGTTGGCATTGGCACGCTTAGAACGGGCCACCACCTTCGGGTCGAACATCGGCCCCTTTTTGGTGGCCGACCTGTTCGCTGCATTCTTCCCGATCACCCCCGCCGGTTTCTTGCCTGCGATCTTCGCTGTCTCCGTCGCCCGCTTCTTCCCGCTTGCGGTCTTCAGCCTCCCACCCCTGGCCGTGGCGCCAGTGCTGGAGAACCTGCCCATGTTGTCCCTTTTGTATGCACGCTTCTTCCCTCCTCCTCCACCGCCACGTCCCTTCGATCCACCCTTCTTGGACTTGGCCATGGCTACGGCTATCGAGGCATAGGGGCAGTCTACGAGTGGTGATCAGTACACCCTGGGCGGCATTGATACGAGGCCGCTGCGTCTGTTGTGCCCCCTGGTCTGCCAGGCAGTGATCCCAGCCAGTTGCCAGATGGCGTATCCGAGGGCATCCATCTGACCGGACAGGTCATCAGGGCCACCATCGCCCTTCTCCGGTTGTTGGGTGTCCTGGTCATACGGCTGTTGCTCCAGGCCCTTCAACATGCCCTTACAGCTGGGGTGGACGAACAGCCGCCGCTCACCCTTGGCATTCAGGATCAGGCTGTTCAGTGCCAGCACCCGATCGCGGATGAACGGGTTGCTGCCCTGCACCTGCATGCGGATGCCCGCCTGTTTCAGCAGGCCGAAATCTGAAATGCCGGCATTCTTCGTGCTGCGGCTCTGGCTGCTGGCGTCAGGGCAGACGATCAGCTGGCCGTGATCAACCCATGGCTGGTAGTGCTGCCTGATGCACTCGATCACAGCCGGCGTGTCCCTGGCGATGTGTTCGGCGATGACGTGAACACCATCGCTCTGTTGTACGCAGACGGCCAGCCAGCAGCGATCCACGTTCAGGTCCAACCCGAGGAACAGGGTGTCGCGTTCAGAGGGCTCGCTGATGGTGGAGGCGTTCAGGTCACGGCTGAACTCTGGATACACCCTGGACTGAGTGAGCAGTGTGAACTCACCATTCAGGTACGCCTCGAGGAGGTTGGGCGGGTAGTTCTCCCGCATGCCGTCGATGAAGTCAGCAGGGAGGTATGGGTTGTCTGTGCTCTTAGCCCTGTAGATGGCACGATCTGCCTTGTCACCCTCTTCAACGAACAGGGAATACATCAGGCCGAAACCCTCAGGCGTGGAGAACATGCCCAGCTGTCTGCGGTTGCCAGCACGAAGACGACCCAGGAACTTCTCTACTGCCCGCCTGGCGATCTCAGTTTTTGAAGTGTCGATCTCCTCAGCACCGATGAAGCTGGCGTTAATGCCGATGATGCGCTGCCAATTTTCCATGCTGCGGCAGAGAACCACGACCGGGCCCAGGGGGAGCATCACCTTGAACTCAGGTAATGGGCTGGCCCTGTACTCGAAGGGGATGCCCAGCTCAGTCCAGTAATCCTCAAGGCTGCGGATAACCACGTCGCGCACCAGTGGGCCTGTTGGTGCGAAGAGGATGCCCGTGGTGTTGGGGTTATCGAGGGCGAGGCATGTAGTCCAGGCACACATCGTTCGGGTTTTTCCAGCCCCGTAGCCCGCACAAAAAGCGATGATCCGGTGGGTGTCGTCCTGGCAGATGGGGCGCTGATAGGGGAGGAGGCCAGCCAGGACCCGCTGCCTGATCTCTTCAGCTTCGTCGATGCTGCCGGTGGTGGTCTGAATGAGTTGAACGGGTGGTTCGAGGAGGGAACCACCAGCGCAACGATCGAGGAGGGTCACTTGTCAGCGAGACCTGTGAGTTCAGCCTGAAGGCGGATGGCATTGAGAGCGACCTGCATCTGCCCCTTCTTCTCGGCCTGTTGACGAATGGAGCGAATACCACCGAGGAGTTCAGAGAGGAACGCGGGACGTGCCATCTCGCAGTCCTTTTCCAGCATTTCGTAGGCACGGGCAAGATAGATCTCGGCCATGCGCTCCTTGATTCCCCAGGAATCTGTAGCGAAGCGCAGTATTTCCGTGCGTGATTTCCCCTCGCACAGCATCCCGTAGACGGCCTGTGCGCGAAGGAGGGATTCGGCTGCAGTGCTTCGTTGCCCTGCCATGTAACAAATTGAAGTGCTGTCAGGTTAGTGGTGTGATGGTGATGAGAGCGCCTTGGGGCTCGTCACCAACGCAGTAGCGCTTGGAAGCGTTGACGGTGACGACTTGGCGATCGTCGTCGTAAACGACGCCTGTGAGGGAATCAAGGGTTGAGCGCTGGAGCTTGTCGATGTCTCCGGCGCGTGCGGAGGTGCAGTGCTGCGGGGCTGAGGGCTTGACGCCACGCTTGCCGATGTGGCCTGCGGGCCGCTTGAAACGGAAGACGACGGACAGGGACATGGGGAGCGTGGTGTCCCAATCAGGTGGGAGGCAGGCGAGGGCTGCGTGCTTGCAGTCGGTGCGCCAGGGGCGGACGGCCTTGGATGATTCAACGAGGATGCCGTTACCAAGTGATTTTTTCGATCCCTGCGGAGCAGGCAAGCCATAAACCACAAATGTGAGGCTATTCATGCCTCGGGCTTGGCAGGCTTGATGGTCCAGGAGCTGCTGACCTTCTTGGTGGCGATGCCGTCGAGGACTTCGAGTTCCTGGAGCTGCTTGACAGCCGGCGAATAGGCGTAGGTGGTGCGAGTGGTGAGGGTTGCGGAGCCGAAGGTGGTGGAGAGCTT